CAATGACCGCTCTGCTCAGATGTTTAGCGTTGATTTATATGAAAATAAAAAAGAAGATAGAGTAGACACAAAGGAGGAGTTAGAGCTTCATATGCAATTAAAGTATAAGCAAGCTGTTGAGTTAGCTGAGGAGCAAGCTATAAATGTTTTATTAGACGGGAATAAATACGATTTGACTCGCCGTAGGTTGATATATGATTTAACAGTACTAGGTATTGCCTGCGTTAAAACTAATTTTAACTGGAGCGATGGGGCTACCGTAGAGTACGTCGATCCGGCTAATATAGTATATTCATATACAGAATCTCCATACTTTGAGGATATATATTATATAGGTGAAATCAAAACCATACCCATTAATGAGTTAGCTAGAGAGTTTGATAATCTAACAGAACTTGACTTAGAAGAGATATACTCCAAATCAAGCAAACGTAATTCCGCGGGTAGACGTATACAGGAAATGGATAAAAACAAAGTTGAAATTTTATACTTCAACTATCGTACCCATACAAACGACGTTTATAAGATTAAAGAAACTGGGACTGGTGGATACAAAGCTATAGAAAAACCCGACACGTTTAATCCTCCCGCGGACATGGAAGGTGGATACTCGCGATTACAGAGATCTGTAGAGTGTGTGTTTGAAGGTGCTATGATTTTAGGTACTGATAAATTGCTTAAGTGGAATAAAGCTGAAAACATGATGCGTAGTAAATCTGACTTTAACAAAGTTAAGATGAACTACTCTTTAGTTGCACCAAGAATGTATCAAGGACGCATAGAGTCTATTGTAAGTAGAATCACTGGGTTTGCTGATACTATTCAACTAACGCATCTTAAGTTACAGCAAGTTATGTCGCGCATGGTACCTGATGGAGTATACCTTGACGCTGATGGACTTGCTGAAGTAGATTTAGGCAATGGTACAAATTACAACCCACAGGAAGCGCTTAACATGTTCTTCCAAACTGGTAGTGTAATCGGTAGGTCGTTTACTCAAGATGGAGATCAAAATCCGGGTAAAATTCCTATTCAGCAGATCTCTAATGGAGCTGGTCAAGATAAGATTGGTAGTTTAATAAATACATATAACTACTACTTGCAAATGATGCGTGATGTAACTGGGTTAAACGAAGCTAGAGATGCTAGCACGCCAGATCCTAAATCGCTTGTGGGTGTGCAGAAACTAGCTGCTGCAAATTCTAACGTAGCAACTAGACATATTCTCCTTAGCTCAATGTTTTTAACATCTGAGGTTGCTGAAGCTTTATCACTAAGAATATCCGATATACTAGAGTATTCTCCTACGGCAGATGCCTTCGTTCAATCCATTGGCGCTCACAACGTGGCAACTCTGTCTGAAATGTCGGAACTACATTTGTATGATTTTGGTATATTCATAGAACTAGAACCTGACGAAGAAGAAAAGCAGATGCTAGAGAATAATATTCAGACAGCACTAGCTCAACAACTAATAGATTTAGATGATGCTATAGACATTCGGGATATACGAAATGTAAAACTAGCTAATCAGTTATTAAAAATTAAACGTAAGAAAAAGCAAGAACGAGATCAAAAACTCCAACAAGAGAACATGCAAGCCCAAGCTGAGGCTAATGCGCAAGCTCAACAAGCCGCAGCTAATGCTGAGATACAAAAAAATCAGGCAAAAGTTGCAGAAGAATTAAAGCTTGAAGCAACTAAAGCAGATGCTAAACTAAGGCACTTACAGGAAGAGGTTAGATTAAAAAAGGAACTCATGCAGTTTGAGTTTGACTTGAACAGTCAACTGCGAGATACTGAGCGTCAAGAGACAAGGGAGATAGAAGGTATGAAGGAGCAGGGTAAAGATAGGCGAGAAAATATGAAGCAAACAAGTAAAAAGTTTGAGTCTTCAGGTAATGATATACTTGAAGGTGGAATGAGATTAAGCGATTTTAATCCTCAAATAGGAACATAATTATATAATATTTTATCATGGAAGATGTAAAAAACGAAGAGGTAGTCGAGGAGACTACTCAAGAAACCCCCGTAGAAGAGGTTGCTGAGGAGCAGAAACCTGAAGTTAATTTAGAGAAATTTGAAAGCAAAGATGACCCAGGTGTCATTAAAGTAGATTTAAGTAAACCGCAAGAACCAGTAGATGAAGTTGAAACCAATGTCGAAGAAGCAGTTGAAGAGGTCGCACAAGAAGAGGACGTCAATGACGAAACGCCCGCACTTGAGGAAGTAACAGAAGAAGAGGTTACCGAGGAGTTGTTTCCGGGTATTGAAGCTAAGGAGATAAGTGAAGATTTACCTGAAAACGTTCAGAAGCTACTAGACTTTATGGATGAAACTGGTGGAGATCTTGAGGATTACGTTAATCTTAACAGAGATGTTAAAGATTTAGATGATCAAGACGCTATGCTTGAATACTACAAAAGAACTAAACCTCATCTAACTTCAGAGGAGATTAACTTCATGATGGAAGATAACTTCTCATTTGACGAAGATGTAGATGATGAAAGAGATATTAAACGTAAAAAATTGGCCCTCAAAGAGCAAGTTGCCGAGGCCAAGACCTACTTAGACGGGCAAAAGTCTAAATACTACGAAGACATTAAAGCTGGAAGCAAGCTCACAGGTGAGCAGCAGAAGGCAATTGATTTCTTCAATCGATACAATAAAGAGTCGGAGCAAACGCAGAAAATAACCGAACAACAGAAGGCTAGATTTAACAAGAAGACCGAGCAGGTTTTCAACGACAAGTTCAAAGGTTTTGAATATAACGTCGGAGATAAAAGATTTAGATACAATGTTAAAGATGCAAACCAGGTAAAACAAGATCAAAGCGATATCAGTAATTTTGTCAAAAAGTTTTTGGATAAAGATAATACTATGTCAGATGCTAGGGGTTACCACAAAAGTTTGTATACGGCTATGAATGCGGACGCAGTTGCTCAACATTTTTACGAACAAGGCAAAGCAGACGCACTGAAAGACAGTGTTGCAAAAGCCAAGAATATTAACACCAGCGCAAGATCCACTCAAGGAGAAACGCCAGGCGGTATGAAAGTTCGAGTGTTAGGCGATGATACGGCATCTTTTAAGTTCAAATTAAAAAATAAAAAATAACAATTTAAAGAAAATTTAAAATGGCAATTTCAAATCCAGGTCCCGGACACTCCGGAACCACAGGTAGTTTAAATAGTGTACCCGCTTCACAGAAAGCAACGCTAGCATCAAACTACGTCGATTTCACAGCTACGGCAACCGCAGGTTGGGCGCAGCAATATTTACCAGATCTTATGGAAAAGGAGGCTGAAGTGTTCGGTAACAGAACAATCTCAGGATTTCTTGCACAAGTAGGAGCTGAAGAGTCTATGGCATCTGACCAAGTTGTTTGGTCTGAGCAAGGTAGATTACACTTATCATATACTGGTCTTTATGATGAAAACGCTAACACTTTCGTTGTCCAAGATGATATTGATGGAAACGAGATGGATGGTTCTAATGATTTACATGGAATAAGAATCAACGACATGGTCGTAATAGCTACTGCTCAAGGAACTATCAAATGTTTCGTTTCAGCCGTAGCTAATCAAACCTGTACTGTGTTACCTTATGAGCAAGCCACCGCAGATGCTGCTTCCGCGTTCACTGATGGTACTGGATCTACTGTTGGTACAATATTAGTTATTGGTTCTGAATATGGTAAAGGTAAGAATGGTCAAGGCGGTACCGCATCTTCGACTGATGGTTACGGTAATGTTAAACCAACTCATACTTCATTTAGCAATAAGCCAATTATCATAAAAGATTACTTTGAGGTTTCAGGATCTGATGCTTCAGCAGTTGGTTGGGTTGAGATCTCTGGAGAAGATGGACAAAATGGTTACTTATGGTATCTAAAAGCTGAAGGCGACACTCGTTCTCGCTTTTCTGATTACTTAGAGATGACTATGCTCGAGGCTGTTAAGGGTGTTAACACTGCAAACAATGCTGATGCTGCAATTAACGGAGCTGATGTTTCTTTCGGTACAGAAGGTTTATTCGCTGCTATTGAGACACGTGGTAATATTACTACTGGTGTAACTGGTGTTAATGCTGCTACTGACCTAGCAGAGTTTGACGCTATCTTAGCGGAGTTTGATTCTCAAGGTGCAATTGAAGAGAATATGATGTTTGTGAATCGTTCGACTAGTTTAGCTATCGACGATATGCTTGCTTCAATGAATTCATACGGTGCTGGTGGTACTTCTTACGGAGTATTTGAGAACGATGAAGACATGGCTCTTAACTTAGGATTTTCTGGATTCCGTCGTGGATCTTACGATTTCTATAAGTCTGATTTCCGTTACTTAAATGATAAAGCAACTCGTGGATCTATTAACTCTCGTGACGCTGTAGCGCCAATTAGAGGTGTTATTATCCCAGCGGGTACATCTACTGTATACGATCAGCAGTTAGGCAAGAACCTCAAGCGTCCTTTCCTACACGTTCGTTATAGGGCTTCACAAACGGAGTCACGCAAACTTAAGACATGGGTTACTGGTTCGGTTGGAGCTACTACCTCTGATCTTGATGCGATGCAGGTGCATTACTTGTCTGAGCGTTGCTTAATTACTCAAGGGGCTAACAACTTCATGTTAATGAAGTAAGAGGAATATTTGGTGAAACTACCCTGCCTTCGGGTGGGGTAGTTTTATATTAATTTTTTATTATATTATATTATGGCTAAAAAGCAAACAAAAAAAGTAGAGGTCGAAGAGCCCTACGTAGAAGAAACAGTTGTACTTGAAGCTCCAAAACCGGAGCCAAAACCAGTTGTTAAAGAAATTAAAAGAAAAGAACCAGTTCGTAAGAAGCTTGATGATGGTTGGGAAGTAAAAACTAGACAGTACTTCTTAAAAGGTCAAGGTAAACCTTTGTCTTATATTTTAAAATCATCAAATATATATTGGTTCGACGAAGAAAAAGGTTATGAAAGAGAACTTAAATACTGTTCTAATCAAAGAACACACTTCGTTGATGAGATGAAAGGTGATGAGCGACTTGAACACATTATTTTTAGAGCAGGTATTTTAACTGTCCCTAAAGAAAAAGTTGTCTTACAAAAACTATTGTCATTATACCATCCTCACAAAGATAAGTTGTATTACGAGTGGAAACCAGAGGTAAAAGCTGAGAGTGAAATGGGTTTCTTAGAAATGGAAATTGACGCCTTGAATGCCGCGCAAAGCCTAGACATTGATATGGCTGAAGCTGTTATGAGAGTTGAGATTGGTTCTAGGGTGTCTCAGATGAGTTCTAAAGAACTTAAACGTGATCTGTTGCTGTACGCTAAGAGAAACCCTAGGTTGTTCTTAGAATTAGTTAATGATGACAACGTGATGCTTAGAAACTTTGGTATCAAAGCTACAGAGATGGGGATTATAAAATTATCCTCTGATCAAAGAACGTTTAACTGGGGATCTAACGACAGAAAACTCATGACTGTTCCTTTTGATGAACACCCGTATTCAGCCTTAGCCGCTTGGTTTAAGACTGATGAAGGAATGGAGATATACTCCAATATAGAAAAACGATTAAATTAATAATCAATGGTGATGCAACTGCCCTTCGGGGTGGTTGCAAAACTACAAAAAAAGAATTATGGCAATAAGTGTAGACACA